TTCTTTTCTGAAAGTGTTATTGGATTCCAATAAACAATAGTTGGATTTTCATCAGCATCTTTCCATTCAGGTATTTCAATAGATTGAACACCTAAACTTTCAAAATGAGACTTAGCTCGTTCTATAATTTTCATACAGTATTAATTATACAGTAGATTTACTTAATGAGCCTGTTCCTTGAAAAGTTACGTTTCTAGAAACTATTGCGTCCATACCATTTGTAATACTCATTCCAGTAACAATTCCTGTGCCTGTAAATGATTGATCACCAGCACTATTGCCCTCTGGTAATAATACAAAAGATATTTCACTTCCCACAACTAAAGTTTCTTGCTGTGCGTCAGCTTCATCATAATTCATATCTAAACTTCCTGAGAAAGAAGTTCTACCTGTTATGAATGATTTAGCCGCATCAGTTAATTGTGTATCTTCTACTACGTCAGCTGTTGTTTCTAAAGTGAAGCCTGTAATCTCGCCGATCGCAGTACCGCCAGCAGTTACGACTCCTTCTTTTCCGTGGTGTGTTGCCATTTGCTTTTATCCTTATTTGTTTTTGGTTTTGTTTTACTTTCTGGCTCTAGCTTATATCCAAGATTAATAAAATTTTCAAGTTGTAGTTCATTTATTTTAACTGAATAACTTCCTTTAAATAATGTTATATCTTTAGCCATAATATTTATTTTATTCTTTTTCTTCTTCTTCGTCAATATCTTCTTCAAAATCTTCTTCATCATATTGTTCATCTTCATCAAATTCATCTAAAGCACCATCGTCATATTCCCTATGCTTTTCTAACAAATCTGATACTTGCTGACACAATATAGAAATTTTATCTGTAAATTTTTCTATTTCTTCTATTTTTTTTTCTATTTTATCTAAATTTTTGTCTGCCATTTTTTATCCTATGGGTTATTGTTGTTATGTTCGTACATTACTCGTACCACCATACTAATAGCACCATAAGGAAACAAAGTACCAGCATCAGTTTCAATACTAATAACTTCTGTATCTAGTGCGTTAGCATTTCTAGTAATATCATTTTCTAAGGCAGTTTCAATAGCAGATATTAAAGCATTTCTTGCAGTATCTATATTAGATTCAGCACCTTTAACATATCCTGTAATTAAAAATTCTAAATTTGCAATTCTTGTAGCAGTCCCACTACCTAATTCAGCATCTTCTTTTGTTTCTTCTTGTGTCTGCACTAAAATTGCTGGATATTGTGCTTCTGATAATTCGTCTAGTGGAAATGGTTGTCTTGTAGCTTTCTTAATTGCTGGACTAGATATAGCCGCTAATGTAGTTAATATATTACTTGCAATGTTTTCTCTTTTACTCATATCTTAAATTGTTGTATTTGTTTTTTTAAAAATTTCTCAAAAGACTTTTGTATAACTCTTTCTGTTTTATTATTAAAGCCAAAAAATTTACGCACAGGAAGATTGCCTTGTCCTGTTTGATGCCAATAGGCTTTTTTAGCTTCTGTTTGTGATTTAAAATATACTTGTGATTTATTTTTGTTAATTACTCTATTGCTTATGGATTGAAGCATTCTATTTGTGTCTTGCAAATTAACAATTGTTTTACCTTTTTCTTCTGCATACATTTTACTATATTCTGGAAATCTTTTACCGCTAACATCATAGCCTTTATCTGTTTTATCTAAAATAATTTCTTTTAATTGAATACTAGCTTGTGCTAATCCTTGTTTAATAATGTGAGGAAACTTTTTAAAAAATTTATCAAATCGCTTTGAAGCTAGTTTTAAATTAGAATCAATTTTAAAAGAAATCATTATCTGACTAATTTTCTATAACCGTGAAGTGGTTCTCTTTCGTTAGCAACAATAGTTTGGTTTGCGTCAGTATCGTATTCAACACCATCTTCTAATATCATTCTAAATTCTTTATTAAATTCTGACATATAATACTCAGACATTCTTTCAAATCTGTCTTTGTCTGCTTCTGGTCTAAACTTAGATAAAGCTGGTGCTAAAAATCTTCCAAGAAATAAATAAACTCCTGCTCTTTCAAATTGATCTAAATTAACTTTAGTATCTACCATTTCAGCAGTATTTAAAACTGTAATGTCTGTAAAAATGTTTGTTTTATAAACTGGCCACCATTGTACTCTTAATTGTCTTAGTATGTCATTTGTTGTTTGTGCAAAAAAATTAACTGCTTCTGTGTCAGTAGAGGCTATCCCAAAGCTAAAAGCATCAGGTTGATATTTAGTAACATCTGCCGCAGTAATTACATCAGCACCAGTATAATTAGCCATAAAATTTGCCTATTATAAAATTATATAGTTTTTTTAACTTCTTTTTTAGTTCTTTTAACATTTCTTTTTACCTTTGGTTTTATTTCAACTATTGGTTCTGATTTTACATTATCCTTAATTAATTTGAAACCTCTAAAATCATATTTTGATTTGTTAATTTTGTAATCTGCGTAAGGTCTTTCAATTATTTTTTTTCCTCTTTGTAATTTAACTGTTGGTGTTTTTTCTTCTATTATTTTTAGCATTTGTTTTCCTTTTTTTTGTACCTATGGGGGATTTCTCCCCCACAAGTAATTATCTATTATTGAATAGATGAGTCGTAGTGTAATTCTACTCCATAAGTGTCGTGTAATTCACCAACACCGTATACAGCAGTTGCAACGAGTTCATCAGCTCTTAGAGAAGCATCTCTTTGAGTTTCAATTTTGATGTCTTGCATTGTTGCGATAGCAATTGCGTCTCTATGCATTGCCGCACCTTTGTAGTCTCCAGCAGTACCAGTATTAGCCATATTTGCAGTTTCAAATATAGGCATACCAGCAAGTCTTCCTACAAAGCCATTTCTTAATGCTTCATTTGCTAAATCATTACTATTTGCATTTGCAAAAGTATTAGTCAAATTAGCTTTAAGGTCATAAGCTATTTTAGGATGTAAGACTACTGCACATTCACTAATTGGAAGCGAGTTGCCTCTTAAAGTAGAAAGTGCATTAAAGATTACAGCCGCAGAAATTGCAGTAGTTCCGTCTCCTAATGTAGTAGAGAAACCATCGAATAATGCGATCAAATCTTGGTCTTGTTTTTTTGCTATTGCTTCACCGAACAATCTACCAATGTCTGCCGCTACGTTTCTTGGAGCCGCATTTCTTGCTAGGTCTGTTAGTGTAGTCATTAAACCCACTTCACTAGCTGTAATAGTTACAGATGATGGGTCAATTGCTGTGTTAGATAGATCAGTTGCTTCTGATACTGCCGCCGCAGAAACTGCTGAATAAATTGGTACTTCTACCGCTTTACCGCCACCTACGATTGAGTAATTTCTTACTAAATTTCTCATTATAGATTGTTCTGTTGCAACAAATTGAGCTTCTGCAACTATCTCAGTGTATAGTTCCGACAGCGTAGAACTTGTTGTTTCATTTGCCATTGTTGTTATCCTTTATATTTTATTTTGTTAAATTAATTTCTATCGAGCCTGAGTCTCTTTTCTTACGATATTCCGCATAAGCCTTTCGACCCTCTGGTGTAGATAGATTTATATCCTGAATATTAAAAGGTTTTACAGTTTTACCCTCAATGCTACTCTGGCTCCCTGTACCAGACTTAGACCCTTTCGAGAAATGTGGGTTAGCATCTAAAAACTCTTTAACTCTTTCTTCAATCGTTAATAGTTCTCCTTTGCTATTATAACGAATGTTATTGTTATTATCAAGTATTTCTATTCTATTATCATCGCTTAATTTAATACCGCCTTTAATCAAATCAACAACTTGCTGAGGATTAATTGCGTTTAATTTAGAGGCAACTGATAAAACAGAATTATCAATTTTTTCTTTTTTAATTTCAGATTTTAACTTAAACACTTCCTGATCCTTTTCTGCAATTCTTTGTTGCATTAATTTTTCAAGTTCTTGTTTAGATTTAGCTTCTCTAATTTCTTTTTCTTTTAAGGCTTCTTGCTCTTGTTGCTTGATTGCCGCTAATTCTTTTTCGTGTTTTCTTTTTTCAGCATCTAATCTTGATTTAATTATATTATCTAATTGCTCTTGATTGAAAGTCATAGATTTTGTTTCTTGACTTGGTGCTGTTGTTTCTGCGTTAGTTTCAACTTTGTTTTCTGTTGATTTTACTTCTGCTACTTTTACTTCTTCTGACATTTTTACTCCTATGTTATTCAGTTATTAATTCTCCGCTTTCGTCATACCAATCTGGATTGACAAAGCTCCATTGATGACGACAGTTATAACCACCTCGAACAACTAATGGGTCTCCAGCTTTTTTGCCAGTCCAATTATTGTTTGCCCAAAGTTCCCTGACTTCATCAATCGTAAACAGTCCTGATTTTCTTGTATCATATTCTCCATTTCTTACAAGCCTACAAAACTCTCTAGTAGTAGGTATGTTAGAGCCTTGATATTTTAAATAGGTAAGCCCAGCTTCCGTAGCTTTAGCAATATTTAATTGAGCATCAAATTCTCTAAGCCCATCATTTAATATTTGACCAGCATATTTCTTCATATTATCTCCAGCACGATCTCTAGCAAATTTGGATTGTAATATCTGAATGTTCTTATCTAGTCTTTGCTCAATGGCTTTACCTATGGTTGTATTCCTATCTGACTTTGCTAATTTAACTTCATCTTTTTTAATTTCATTAATAATCTTATTTGCTTCTTTGTCGTCAGACGAAGCATAAATACCATTAATAGTTTGTCTAAGTTCTTTTTCTAAATCTGTAAATTCAGCACTTGTCAAAGTAGATTGATATATTTTTTCAGATAATCTTCTTGTAAAAGTATTTGAAACATCTTTAAATTGCGTGAATGTTTGGTTTTTTAAATTTTGAATTAATATTAAATCAGGCTCTGTTAATTGCTGAAATTCTTTAGGTATTCTTCCAACCTTTGTAAATGCTCTTTCAATTCTTTTCGCTTGTGCATTATAGCCCTCTCTAACAACTGTATCTGCCCAACCTAAATATTCTCTTTCAAGTATGGCTCTTATCTTGGGTCTAATTGATATTGCTATTTTTAAATCAAATAATTTACCTAAATCATCACGAGGCAATTCTCTACCAGCTAGAGATACTATTTGTTTTTCAATTTTGTCTAAAGTTTTAATTAGTGTTTCATAATATTTAGCTTCTGCAATTTCAATTTGCCTAATACGATATTCGGCTACTTGTTTTACAGTATCTACCATTTGTCATTAGATTTGTTCTTGTTGTACAGCTTCTTCTGCTTCTTGTACTTCGTTTTGAGTAAATTGTCCAACTTCACTACTAGCTTCTATTTCGTTATAAATTTGATTTAATAACATTTCATCATCTACTACTGCTTTTGCAATTTCTTTGTCTATTTCTTTATTCAAAGTAGAAGATGGTACATTAATTGATTTAGCTTGTTGGTAGAAAATTAAATCAGAAGCATAATCTCTAATATTAAAGCTATCAGGATAATTTATTTCTCCATCAAATGTTGTGTTTTGATATTCTGCGTACAGTTTAAATAATTGTTCTTCTGCTAATTCTAAATTGTCAGCTTTTTCAGATAGTCTAGCATTTAATAATTCAAATTCAGTTTGTAATGCTATTCCTGATGAGACTTGTGTTTTTGTAGTTCTTACTGCTCCTGTATGTGCAATACGATTTATTGATTCTACTTTTTTAGCGATAGAATCCATAATTGCATTTAAGTTTTGACCTGATGGTTGTAATAAATATGGTTTAAGATTTGAATCCATTTCGTCTGGCATTTCAATTACAGCACCAGCACCAGCAGAAGCATTTACTCCAGCAGTTTTAACTAATGATGGGTGGTTTGTTAATCTGATTAATTGTTCGATTTCTGAAAATTCATTATAGATTGATCTTTGTAAATCTGCTACGTCAACAAGGTCAGATTGACCAATGCCTCTTTTATGGGATTTTGCATTGTATAAAATAACTGCTGGTATTTTGCCAATCTGATTATCGACAGTATCTATCACAACAGGGTCAGACGTTTGATCTTCAACATACACAGTTTCAACTCTATCTGTGTACCAAAGACGCATATAAGTTCCGCCTTTTCTATCTACTTCTTCTCTGACCTTTAAATAATCTAAAACATATTTACCATTTAACATTCTTTTAAAATTCCAGTCTAAAACATTTTCAGGAGTAATTATTGAAACATAAGGTCTAATATCTTCTTCAATTTCTTCTGCTTTTGTGTTTGTTCTAATTGGTGGCTTGTCTAATATTAAAAATACGTGTCCATAAATTGAGGCATAATTTTGTGCTTGTTTAATTACTGTGTTAAAATTGTTTCCATCTAAATCTGCATCTTTTAAAAATCTTTCTAAAGTAAGTTCATCTTGCATAGAACCAAAGTTTCTGCTTGGCTTTGATCTAAATAAAAATGATGAATAAATTTGAACAATGTTTTTACAATGATTATCACAAGGTGTGTTTGCTAGTCTTTGATTGAATTCGTTATCTAATTCAAGATTGTATCTATTAAGATATTGACCAACCATATAATCATAGCCGCCATTATAAGACCTAATGTAATATTCCCAATTTGTAACATTCTCTTTGTAGTCTTTGTGAGTATCTAAAACTTCTTGTCTATTATATGCCATATCGTTTTTGCTGTACTGTCCATCTTTGTGGTTTGAAATCTGTAATGTTTCTAGTCAAAGGTTTTACTATCTCAACTAAATATCCGATACTATCGTTCATGTGGTCAAATCCTTGTTCCTTATCTGGAATATTTGTATTTTCCTTGTATATTTGCCTTTGTAAACCTTTTGTAATGATTTTGCAACTAGGATCAACAAAAATATACCTTTTACCATTTGCAGATTTCAAGCTAGAGTTAACAGCATTAATCCTATCTCTAACAGGACTGTGTTTAAATTTACATTTAACATTAAATCCAGCATTTTGTAATATACTCAAATCAGTTTTCCCACCAGCACTTGTTTTACGTTGCCTACAAGCTGGGTCTGGATAAATAAATATTTTTGTTTTATCTCCATAGCGATCTCTAATTTCTTCTACCATTTCATCTGTATTAGAAGAATAAATAACTATCTCATCAACAAAATGTATTATCTCTTTGTCTATTTGTGCAACAGAAGCTGACATCGGATCCACGTTAAAGTCTAAGCCAATGTGTAATGGTTTTGTAAAATCTATTTTTTTTTCTTTAACATTTTCTACTGCGTGAAAATTATAATATACTGCTCCAGCATAGTTCTCAAAAGTTCCCTCAAATTCTTGTCTAAAAGTTCTTATGTCTATATCTTGCTTTGCTTGTTCTATTTCTTCTTTAGAAACCATACCACCTTGTAAAGTAGTAAATTGAAAGCTATCCCATTCAGCATCTTGTTTGCCTTTTAGATACATACGATAAGACCAATTACCAAAGCCTTTAGGACTGCCGCACATTAATACATCTCCCTCGGTATCAGCAACAGCCGCCCTTAATACTTCTGTCCAAGCCTTTTCATCAATATCAGCAAACTCATCAAGTATTAAAAAATCAATACCAACTCCTCGAAGTGAATCATAATTTTCACAACCTTTTAATGATATTATACTTCCTGTTTTTTTTACTTTAATTGATAAATTGCTTTCATTAATAGTATCAATCCATTTAAAATTAGAAAGCATTTCTTTTAATTTATTCCATACAATTTCTCTTGCCATTTTAAATGTAGGAGCAACATACCAAATGTTTTGTTTTACCTTTGTGGCATATTTCATCATTTCAGTAATACATAAATAAGTTTTACCAAATCTACGTCCTGAAACTAATACTCTAAATCTTTTTTTACTATTGCTTACTTGGCTTTGTGGCTTTGTTAAAGTAATTTTCATATCCTATATTTTTTATCATACCAAAGGATTTTCCATTTAACTGTTTTTTTAAATTTATTTCTTTTAGCATATTCTTCACCCTCTTTTCTAGTAGCCCAAACTTCGTTGGTAAAAAAGTGCCATCTTTGTTCTTTTTCGTTCCAAATAACTAAGCAATACATTTAAGAATTAATAAGTTCCTTACAGGTAAAATTAAATATCATTTTCTTTTCGTTGACTTCTTCTTCTCCTATTTCTCTGATTACAGTAAGTCCTCTTAAAAAGCCACCACTAGCACAATCAAAATGTGAATTGTACATAGGATAAATCTCAATAGGATTTGTGCATTGTTGTACTATTACTGAACATATTTGAATTATTAAAATAAACTTCATAGCCAATTAATTATACCCCATATTCCACAGATAAGATACATTAACTCCATAAACATTCTAGGTTTGTGTTTAGACCTATAAGAGTCAAAAGCCCAAATGCTACAGGACGATGCTGAAAGTCCCCAGCCTATTGCTTGAAGATAATTAATTTTAAATGTTGTTAAAAGGAATACACTAATTAATGCAAGTGTGAATCCAAGCCAACGGAGTCTCCGTACTATCCTGATCGGTATTCTCATAATAAAGATACTCCATAGTTATTACCATTCGATTGGACTTGGTTGATGTTGCATTACTTTCTCCAATATTCTGTTATTTGTTTCCATTCACATTCTTCGTTTTCACAGTTGTAATCATATTCTTGGAAAGTACCCTCATTAATAAATTCTAATTTCATACTTTAAAACCTTTTCTCCAGCTTTTGACTGCCCAATAAACAGGAGTAGTATTTAATTGTTTACCTGATCTTTTAGCTTTTGCTAAAATAGGTCTAAACCTTGCCATAAAACTTCTTTTCCTAGCTGGTATATTTTTCTTTATGCTTAATTTAGGGTCGCCAAATCTTACAACTTGTACTCTACCTGATTTTCTATTTTTAACATAAACAGCAAACTTCTTCTTTCCAGAAGTTCTAAATGGTTTATTTAATGTAACTTTTCTTCCTTTATATTTAGCCATAATAAAATAGCTTATATCAGAAACTAATCAATTTTTGAATTATATTCTCGACAATGATAGCCAAAAACTTTTGTGTTTTTGTAGGTGTGATAATAATGATTTTCTTTTTTTTTCTTAATTTTTGTTTCGTGGGTAATTATATTTTTGTCCCACCAAATAGCACATTCTTCGTAGATTTCTAATTTAAGTAAATTACCATTAGCTAATATTAAACTAATAATAAATATTTTCATCGTTTAAAAAATCTCATTCTCCAAGAGTGGCAAACATAATTATCTTTTACTGCTGGTGCGTTCCATTTACCGCAATATTGTCTTTTATTGGAATATAAGCCACAATTGCCACAGGCTGATTTAGTGCTAGATTTCTTAAATGTTGCTGGTAACGTATAATGTATTATTTCTCCATTTGGATAAAACATTCCTCTATTCATTTTCCTTGTCCTCTATTTTTTGATCTATTTGGTACTCGTTT